ACCGCGCTGCCCACCGATTCCTCCACCCCGCTGGCCGCGGCGTTCAAGCTGCTCGGCTACCTGTCCGAGGACGGTTTGACCAACACGACCGACACCGACACCACCGAGATCAAGGACGCCAACGGCACGACAGTGATGAAGGTCATCACCAGCTACGCCGAGTCCTACCAGTTCGCGCTGCTGGAGGTGCTGCGCGTCGAGGCCGCCAAGATGCGCTACAACTCGGACGCGGTCACCGGCACGGACAAGAGCATGACCATCAAGCACCAGATGCCCTCCGACGAGGACTTCGTGCTCGTGTTCGAGATCGCGATGACCGGTGACGTGAAGGATCGTCTCGCGACGCTCAGGTGTACGACGTCACCGTGTCCGCAAACGACATGGGCAACGGGGTCACCGCCATCGAATACATCGGCGTCGCGGCCAGCGCGTCCGAGAGCAGTGTCAACGCCGAGGCCCTGACCGGCAAGGTCGTGGCCCCGGTCAACGCCGAGGAGACCGCCGAACCCGCCGAGGAGACGCCGGCCGCCGAGTAACGGTTCTTCCCGCGTCGCGCTTCACTCGACTTCCGCGACGCGGGAACCCCACTGATTTTTGAAGTCGGTTCATTTTTTTTGGAGAAGTCATGTCACGAAAACGCAACCGCAATACAAACCATCCTGCCGTGCCGCAGGATCACAGGCCCGCGCAGGACAAGCCGCGCACCGTCACCGTCAAGGGCGTGGCCCTGACAATCGACCCCCGGTCGTTGGACGACTGGGAGCTCATGGAATCCCTCTACGACCTCCAGTCCGACCCACAGAACAATGCGCTGAGCGTGGTACCGTTCCTGCGCGGCATGTTCTCAGCCAAGGACTACGGGCGCATCAAGAACCGTCTGCGCGACCCCGAAACCGGACGCATCACCGGAGACGCCATGGGCGAGTTCCTGCAGGAACTGTTCGCGCGTCTGAACGAGGAATCCCCAAACTCCTGACGCTCGTATACCTGCTGCATGCCTGCCCCGACCAGTTGGCGGCGGACATGCGGCGCGTATACGGGCTTAGCGTCTATGAGCTGTATCCATTGGAAGCGGCAGCGCTGGCGGTGAACCTGCCTGCGGGCTCACTGGTGTGGCAGAGGCTGGACGTTCCGGCCGCCTGGACGCTCGACCAGTATCTGATGGCCGCGCGGATCGACCAGATGAACATGTGGATGTGGGGCAACGCCGACCCGAAGAAACGCGGCCCACAACCCGAACCGCTGCCACGACCCGGCAACGGAAGCGGCCATGCCGTCGCGAACCCCTCCAATCCGGAGGACTCCGGGGAAGCAACGCGCAGGACGCGCACCATCAAGCCCATGGCCCTGACCGTCGCCGAACTCGACGAGTTCATGAGCCGCGACTTCACGGACGTGGAGACGAAACCCTTCACCCACAACGAATAACCGAATAGAGAGGCACGGTCATGGCATACCAGCTGGCTCAGGCGTACGTGCAGATCGTGCCCAGCATGAAGGGCGTGGGCAAGGCCATCGAAAGCGCGTTCGACGGGCCATCCAAATCGGTCGGCCAGAAAGCCGGCGACACCGCCGGCGGCGGCTTCTCCAGGGGATTCTCCGCGAAGCTCGGCGTGATCAGCGGCGTCGCATCCAGCATCGCCACGAAGGTCATCGGCGTGTTCTCCGGCCTGTCCGGGCAGATCCTCGACGCATCGGATTCGACCCAGAAGTTCGCACAGACACTGGACTTCGCCGGCGTCGGGGCCGACCAGATCAAGAAACTGACCACGTCCACGCAGGAGTACGCGAACAAGACCGTCTACGGCATCGACGACATCCGCAACACCACCGCCCAGCTGGCCGCCAACGGCGTGCCGAACTACGACAAGCTCGCCGAAGCGGCCGGCAACCTGAACGCGGTCGCGGGCGGCAACAGCGAAACGTTCAAAAGCGTCGCGATGATGCTCACCCAGACCGCCGGCGCAGGCAAGCTGACCACGGAGAACTGGAACCAGCTGGCCGACGCGATCCCAGGCGCTTCGGGCAAGCTCCAGGAGGCGATGCTCAAGAACGGCGCGTACACGGGCAACTTCCGCGACGCGATGGCCAATGGAGAGATCACCTCACAGGAGTTCAACGACGCGCTCATGCAACTGGGCATGAACGACGGTGCCATCAAGGCGGCGGAAAGCACGCAGACGTTCGAGGGCGCGTTCGGCAATCTCGAGGCCACCATCGTGGACGGTGCGGCGAACATCGTCAACACCGTCAAACCGTACATCACCGGAGCGGTCACCGCGTTGGGCGACGGCATCGGCAAGGCGATGCAGTGGGTGAACGACTTCACGGGCGCGCTCATGAAAACCGAGGGCGTGCAGACG